GTCTCGGCTACCGTCGAGAGTGCGGAGAGTATACGAGAGGCGATGCCGCTGAACACACCCATGACGGTATCGATGGCGCCCCTGATCGAGCCGAAGGCCCCGGAGACATAGCCCTTCACGGTCTCCAGCGCAGAGTTGAAGGTGCCGCTGATCGTATTCCAGATCCCGACAAAGAACCCGCTGATGGCGTTCCAGACAGTCATGATCTTGTCGTAAATCCAATCCCACACGCCACCGAGCAGCTCACTCCAGGCAGCGACCGCTATACCGAGGTGCTCTTTGATCTCGTTCCAGATGCCGACGAAGAAGTCCCGGATCCCATTCCAGATCGTGCTGATGGCATCCTTCACGACATTGAACGGGCCTTCGATCACGCCCCAGATGGCGTTAACGGCTGTGCTGAAGATGTCCTTCACGCCGTTCCACAAGTTGACGAAGAACGCCTTGATCTCGTCCCAATACTTGTAGATCAGGCCAGGAACCCCCAGGAACAGCGGTCCCCATTCCTTGATCCAGTCGATGGCTTTCCAGAAGATAGTCTTGATTTGGCCCCAGACCGTGGTGAAGAAGGTCTTCATCTTGGTGAAGACCTTGACCGCCGTGTCCGCAATCTTCCCGAAGATGCCTTTGAGCCAGTTCCAGAACTTCTCCAGCCAGGGCTTGATCTTGTCCCAGTTCGTGATTATCAACACCGCGGCTGTAGCGATGGCCACCAGGACCAGCCCGATCGGATTGCCAGCCATGGCAGCGGTCACCGCCTTGAACCCGAGCGCCATGCCCTGAAGTGCCGTCTTGACGGCCACTACGCCCTTGGCGACAGTCGCCGCCGTGGACAGTGCCAGCATTATGCCGCCGACAGCCCCGGCGATGGCGACAATGGCAGCCACCACCGCTGGATGGTCAGAGGCGAACTTGCCCACCTTCTCGATGATCGGGCCGACAGCATCCACGACCGACTTCAACGCAGGGATGAGCGCGTTCCCGATCTGCATGGCGGTCTCCATGAAGTTGTTCTTGAGGATCGCAAGTTGAGACGCTGTGGTCTCGATCCTGCGGGCCGACTCTTCCTCCAGGGCGTTGTTCTCTTCCCACGCGGAGGCCGCTATCGCCTGAGCATCAGCAAATGTATCCTGTGCCCCGCTGGCCCTCAGTAGGGCGTCCCTGACCCTGATCTCGCCCAACTCCAGGCTGTCCAGGACCGGGAGCACGTTCTGTCCCTCTGCCTGCATGGTTCCCAGCCCGCCGATGAAGGCCGTTATCGCCCCGGCGGCGTCGGTCTCGAACTTGGCCTTGAACTCGTCAGCGGACATGCCCGCCACCGCGGCGAATGATGTCAGCGCTTCGCCGCCGTTCTGCGTGGCACTGTACATGCCCAGCATGACTTTTGAGAACGCCGTGCCGCCGGACTCTGCCGCGATGCCCACTGAGGAAAGCGCTCCGGAGAAACCCAATATCTCCGCCTCGGTCATGCCCACCGTGGCCCCGGCGCCGGCCAGCCGCAGGCCCATCTCCACAATCTCACCCTCTGTCGTGGCCAGGTTGTTGCCCAGGTCTACTATGGTGGAGCCGAGTTTCCCGAACTCCGTCTGCGGCATGCCGGTGATGTTGGCCAACCGGGCCAGCGCCGTCGCCGCCTCTTCCGAAGACATGTTAGTGCTCATGCCCAACTTGACCATCGTTTCGGTGAAGCCCAGAATGTTGCCGGTCTCGATACCCAACTGCCCGGCGGCTTCGGCCACCCCGGCGATCTCCGTCGCGCTCTGGGGCAGGCGCTTGCTCATCTCCAGTATCCCGTCATTGAGCAGGGCGAGTTCTTCCTCGGTGGCGTTGACGGTCTTCTTCACCCCGGCGAAGGCTGACTCATAGTCGATGGCCGACTTGAGCGCCACGCCGCCTATCGCCGCGGTAGCACCCGTGAGCGCCAGCCCCGCCGTCCGGGCCATGCCGAGCGTCTGCTGGTAGTTGCCGAACTTCTTGTCAGTCGATTGGAGATTGCTCTCCAGCGTCTTCAGCCCGGCGCTCGCCTCGTCCTTCAGTTTGAGCAGGATGTTTAGCTGTGCGTCTGCCAATTATCGCCTCTTCTTGTTGCCCCGTTCTGCTGCTTCCTCTTGCATCTGTCTATCCGTCTTGATCCAGGCCCAGATTTCCTCAACTACGCTGGCCGGAGTGTGGTTGTACTCCCAATAGTTCCAGCGCATGGCCTTCATGACCTGAAACCGTTTCCAGCGTCGGGCATCCTCACTATCCGCCTGAGCCCCCTTCAGGAGATGCTGGGCGGGGGCTCTGAGGATGCCCCCTCGGAGTTTTTTGTGACGTAGCCCCACGCCGCTGTATTGAGCTCGTCGCAGCGGTCTAACACGGGCTGCCGATACTTTCGGCGCAGCCGTGAGAGGTTCGCCCGCGTGATGGGCTCAGGGAATGACCAGGACACCACCATGCGCTCCAGCAGGATCAGCCGTCCGATGTTCAAGTCCATGTCCTTGTTCTCTTTCAGCTTCACCATGGCGTTCGTGATGATGTCCTGATCCTCCTGAGTGAGTTCGGACTTGACCTCCACCCACTGCCCATCCGGGAAGCCCACCCGTACTGTCTCGTCGCCTATGAAGTACTCGTTCACTATCTCCCCCTTTCCGTTACTACGTGCAGACGCCGACCGCTAGAGTGCTGTCGATCACCATGGAGACTTGCATGGCCAATGGCTCCAGGGGCTTCGCCCCCAATGTGACCGACTTGACCATGGCTGCCCCATAGAATTTGGGGTAGCCCGCCGTCACGCCCGCCGGGGCGTAGTAGAAGTGCCGGTGGCTGGTGTCGCTCATCCAGCCCGAGAACGTGTCGTATGCTGATCCGGTGGTCTGGTCGAACAGGCACTCAAGCGTCACCTCTGCGTTCATCAGGCCGGCGAGCCACTGGTGCGTTTCCGCACCGCCGCCGCAGGTGACGTCTGCCATGTCGCGTTCGCCGGGAAGTCCATCAACCGACATCACCCACTTCGAGATGTCCACCGCGTCAGTGAGCGCAATGGTGGAATTCCCCACCGATGTGATGTGAAAGGCCAAATCATGTCCGAAACTCTTACCTGCTGTCATCTATCATCCTATGCATGGGTAACGGTAAAAGTGGAATCCAGCACCAGGGAAGCGCTGAAGGTCAGCGGCTCCAAGGGCTTTGCCGGGAGCGTGACCGACTTCACGCGGCACTCCCCGGTGAAGGACGGGTAACCCGTGGTCCCGCCCGCCGGTTGGAACGTGAACGACCGGGTGTGCGTGTCCAACTTGTACCCGTAGTCAGTCGAGCACAGCACGTCCCATGCGCTGCCCACCGTCTGATCGAACAGGCACTCCAGCGTGATCTCCGAGTTAGGGAGTCCGAGAAGCCACTGGTGCGCCGACGGAGAGCCGCCGCAGGTCACATCCGCGATATCCCTCTCCCCGGGTAGGCCGTCCACCGACATCACCCACTTCGAGATATCAACTTCGGTGGAGCCAGAGGTGGTCCCCGCTGTGTCGATCTTGAATACCAGGTCTTTGCCGTATAGCTTTCCTGCTGTCGCCATATTTCCTCCTTATGCGAGCACGACTACATCGAATTTGACGCCGATGTAGACATATCCTGATCCCTGCGGGTACTCAAACCCGCCATAGTCGCGGTATCCTGAAACGTAGAGGTCGTGAGCGTATGTCGAGAGGCTGGCCGACTCGATCGCCGCGCATATCGTCCCGGTGGCGTCCAGGTACTCATCCAAATCCTCTTGCCCCTGTGCGATGTCCCCGATGCGCCGGACGAACACCGTCACCTCGAAGTTGTGTATCATGTTGCCGCCCGCGTCCTTGTGGAACTGCCCGGACTTCGGCAGCACGTAGGCGCAGGGTGTCTCGTTGATATTCTCCGGCAACTGGTCATAGACCCGCCGCAGCGTGGTTACCGTCCTCAGCGCCGTGCAGATTGCCGCCTTGATGCCAGCCGCGTTGGCTACTACCATCAGTCCCACATCCCTTCAATGGTGCGCTTGGCCTCGTTGAGATTCGCCTCGATATCGCTCTGGGAGTCCTCGAAGGCAGGGGTGAGGAACGGGTGCGCCTTCGTGCCCTTGGTGCCCACCGCCCACCACACCTCGGCCTCATTCATGTGGTGCCTGCGCGCCCACGTTTCGAAGGCCCGGAAAGGTGCCCAGTGAGGCTTAGAGCCAAACTCCACGGGCCGCGCGTACAGGACGTTGGTCCCGGCCTCGCTCCACAGGGGGATGCGCGCGGAGTCCACCTTGTGAGTGATAGACGACCTCAATTTCCCTGTGTCCACGGGCGCGAGTTTCTTGGCCTTGCCCTCGATTCCAGCCACGGAGTCATTGAGCAGTTTGCGTACCACCGATCCCAGGTCGCCGCTGACGCGGCTGGCCTTATCACGCAACTCGTCCATCCCCTCGATGGTGTATTCGATATCAGCCATCGATATCAGCCATCTATCTCGCCCACTGTGTGTTCACGTATTCACT